CGCTTTTTTGTTCCTTCGGACGCTGAACAACCCATGGCATTTTTAACGGTTTTGGTTTTTTCGGCATTATTTAGTAATTAAATAAGCTGAAATAAAACCAGTTACTCCACCAATCAAACTACCTAAAAACGTTCTTTTCCGTTTCAACCGTTTTTGTAATTTATCGTTTTTTGCAATTTGTTCTTTTGTCTCAATCAATTCTTTACCTATCAAATCAATTTTTACCTGCAAATCTTTATTTGCATTTTCATAAGAATCATTCAATAAATTAAAGTTATTCAGCAATGTGTTATATGATTTTTCACATAATACAATTGCCGTATCTTGAACATTAATAATTGATATTAATGTAGAATCACATTTGCTTTGTGCTGTTACGTTTTGAACATTTACAACATTAATTATCAATAGTAATACTATTAAAATCTGTTTCATTTTCGTTGTATTTATTTTTTAAAATCTTTATTTTTTCTTGATACTGTTTTAATTGTTTTTTAAACTTTGCATCATCTTCAATGACGTCTTTATCAATTTTAATTCGTTCAATTTCACTTTCTAAAATTAAAACTTTTGTAGCAGAAATCTCACTTTCAATACTTTTAAGATGTTCGACAATCTCAATTTGTGTACTTGCAATTCGTTTAGAATTGATTCGAGAAGAAATAAGTAACACTGTTAAAAATATAATGAACATTATTGCAGCATAAAAGAACATTGCCGCTTTCGATAAGTTTAAATAGTTTTTCATATTATCTAATTCTATTGTTTTTGCGTTTTGTTTTGTCCAATACTATTTCCAAATCACTGCCAGAAATTCGTGTTGTTAATGTTCCCATTCCGCCACCGTTTTCAGCAGAACTTAAAAGAGAATCAAGTCTGCGTTTTGGGATTACAGCCTCCGGGCCTTTTTCACCGAATAGCCCTAAAGTTGGTTTTGTAACAAATCCCCCATTTGCAAAGGCGGGCATTTTTGCATTACCTGCCTCTGAAATCTTTGCCGCTTTACTTGATACCATTTTAGCCAAAGCAACCAAAGCAATACCGCCCGCAATTGCAACAGCAGGATTTAATGATTGTAAAGCCTTTTTAATTCCAAAAATTGCAATACCAGTTTGAATCGCCATTTTACCAAGTTGCATCAACATTCCGCCAAGTGTAGAAAGTAATGAACCCGCCATTGTTTGTAAGTTTCCTGTTCCTGCTGCCATAGCTCCAAGCCCTTCACCTAAACCCGCCGCTAAATCTGATAAACCTGTATTTACCAAATCCGTCAAACCGTTGTTGAAATCTGCAATTGCAGTTTTCATTGTCTCCATTTTTTCACTGAATGCACTTTGAGCAGTTGTTAAACTATTCATTGATAAAGCCATCCGATTACTTAAAAAACTGCTTTCCGCTTGAAAAGTATTAAGCCCTTCCAATTCTGTTGCTAAACTTGCAACTTCTTTTTTCTGTTCGGTAATCGCTGCTGTAGTCTTTTTTGTTCCTGTTGTATTTGTTGCGACATTTGCAGAAGGCATTGTTGCAGAAGATAAAGACGGTGCAGCCGTGACCGCTTCCATTTTCAAGTCAGGAACTTTTATATTTTTGACTTTTTTAATTTCGCTTGATAAAGTTTCATTAAAAACGTCTCCGATGTTCTTCGCATTTTCCTTAATCCCTTTCGTTTCCGTTCCGATTTTATTAATCTGCTTTGTAAATTCTGCACGCTTATCTTTATCAATTGTCAACGCCCTTGCAAACTTCAAACGAAAACTTTCAGCGTTCATTCCAAGTACTTTCAACTTGTTTTTTATGTTTGCAGCAAACTGTTTTAAAGCCGCCCAGCCTGCTTTCAATATTGCAGGAAAGTTTTTAAATACAAATTTCACTTTTGCAAGCATCCAACTAAATTTGTCACTTATAAACTTTAACGAATTATCAACAAACTTTCTGAACCAATCTAAATTCTGATATGCAAAAGTAAAAGCCGCAATCAATCCCATAATTGCCGCAATTGCAAGCCCAATCGGATTCGCTGCAAGCATTAAATTAAACGCCTTTTGTGCTATTGTTGTAATTTTGATTTGTCCTGTTAAGACTTTTTTTACTGCAACGTAAGCCGTTTCTATTGCAATTGCTGTTTGTATAATTGCAACACCCGCAAAAATAGCTGCGTTCGTTGCAATTGTCGCTGTCGTTTGTGCAATTGTCGCAGCGATGTTTTTATATGTAGAGATTTTGAACAAATTCAAAAAAGCATTCGACATTGACAAAGTTGCATTGTATAATTTCAATGCCGTCGTTTTTGCCCTTGTCAATAATATCGACCGTGTCTCCGCAACCACAACCAAATTTATCATGGCTTGCATTTTTCCCAACATTCCGACCACGATGTTAATATGTCCCGACAAACTTGCAAACAGTTTCGCACCTGTTCCAAACGCAAAAATTGCAGGGCCTAAAGCTGCAACAATTGCCGCAATAGTTAAAATTACTTTTTTTGAATTTGCATCAAGATTTGCAAACCGTTCTGATATTGCAGTCAATTTATTTGCGAACGCTTCAACGTTTTCCTGTAAATTAAATGCTTCATTTAATTCTGTTCCCAAACTTGCCAAAAAACTTTGCATTGCAATTCCTGTATTTTCAATTGCGTTTTTGATGCCGCCTTGTGCTTTCGGTAATTTATCTAATCCTTTTGTTATTTGCAAGATGAACGCATTCGCATCAACTCCCATTTTCTCTAATTCTTGACCGTCCGATGTCCCAAAAGTGTCATTCATTACAGACCTAATCTGCGGGATAACTTCATTCAATTGATTGATTTCTTCCGCACTAATTTTGCCCTTTGCTCCGATTTGTTGCATAGCTAAAGTAGCCCTGTCAAGTTCAGCCGCACCACCTCCGACCAAAGCAATAGCGTTTCCCATTGCCAACATGTTTTCCCTTGCCGCTTCTGCTGAAATTCCAACCGATTGTAAACGAACCGAACCTTTAACAGCTTGCTGAAAACCTAGACCAGGATTCTTTGCCGCTTCTTTTAACTTTTCCAATTCAGCCGCAGCCGCATCAGCATCGCCCATGATAGCCGTTAACCCATTTGACATTGCTTCAAAATCGCCAGCTGCCTTTACAGCCGCAACACCCAGACCTGCAAGCGGTGCAGTTAATGACATCATTAAATCAGAACCCAAACGTTGCATTTTACGCCCGCTTTTTGCTAGACTTTTTTGAGCTTCGCCAAGTTTCTTCTGTAAATCAGTGATGTTTGCACCAATCCGTATATTAATATCTTGTGCCATATCATGTTGTTAAAAATGGCGAGTTTCCCCGCCAAAAAACGAATAAAACAAATTAAAGATTTTTCAGCCTTTTATACATTTCAACTCCTCTTTTATTCGATAATTTTATTTTGTCCTTTAAATGCTGTTTTTGTTTATCAATTAATCTTTTTTCCCACTCGAATTTGATTAAATCCGACGGTTTTTTTAATTGACGTTTGTTATCATGTGGTTTCAATGTCATAAACGCAACAAACCTTGTCCGTTCCCATTCCTGCCGTTCTTTATTGTTTTGCAATTCATAGAAAGAATCTATTATTTCCAAAATCGTATGTAATTCACTTTGATAATATTCCGTCAAAGATAAACCAATTTGACCGACGGCAATAGCTCTAATTTGTGACAGCTTTAAACCTTCCGCTTTTTGTTCGCTTCCGCTTTTAATACTGCCTTTTGTCCGTTTCCCATTTTTTCAATGACTTCCCCCATTTTTTCAATGAATAATGTAGTTACATCTAAATCCATTGCTGCAATATCTTCTTCTTTAATATCGAATTCTTTCCCCTCAATTCTGTAACCTTCCCGAAGTGCGAAAAAAATTAAAGTCGTTGTATGTTGGTTGAAAAGGTCTCCCGCTTGAATAAAATCAAAGAACTTGATTTGTGTTTGTTCTGCAAATTCGTGAAACACTTTATTATTAAATTTGAGAGGATAATTTATACCTTCAATATTAATAAAATCTTTTTTTGTAAAAATCATTTTTATCCGTTTTTGATATAAACAAAAGGGCTTAACTAAACATTAAACCCTTCCGTATTAATTATTATTTTTTCAATTCTAAGAGATCACCGTGTAAGTTGGTTCTCCAGTTATTTGAAACTCGCAATCATAAGTAACAACGTCATCGTCAGGCATTGAAATAGACAAAGAAGAAACTAAACAATTTGCCGTCCATTCAAAATCGTCTTGATTTTCATTTGAAATAATCACAGAAACTGCCGTTCCTGTTTTAATATCTGCAAACAATTCTTTAAAGCCTTCTGTTGCGTTAAATTGGTGCATAGCAGAAACGCTTATTGTTGAGGTTGTTCTACCTGCGATAAATTCACTAAATTTATTAGTGTCCTTGTTTGACGTCTCGATAATGTTTGCCGAAGTGTCAAAAGATGATTCCGTGACATATCCTAAAAGAACAGTATCAATGTAAACTTTTAAAACCGTTCCATTGATTTTTGTGGTTGTAACAGCCATTTTTTTATGTATTTAATAATTATAAAATTAAACAGTTTCAGCCTTTAAAATTTCAATTTCTGCTGTTCCGTTTTTGATTAATTCCATTGCTTTTTTATAATGAATGTCTAAAACTATGCCTTTTGACACTTCAATATTCCTAACTTTTATTGATTTTTTCAACTTTACTAACATTTGCTTTTTTCGTTTTTGGTTCGTTTAAAATTAATTTAAAAGGGTCATTTGTTTCCTCCGCAAAATCATTTTTTATTAAAGATTCTGCTTTTGATTTGATAATATCTAACACAGAACCTGCGTAAATATTTCGACCTTTTAAAACTATTTTTTTTAAAATCTTGATTCTCATAAAATTAAATTTGAAATTCTTGTAAAAATGTCGTTTAACGGTTCTTGATAACATTCAAAACCTGTTGGTAATGAATAAGTTTGTTTTCCATCTGTTCTAACAATCTGAATTAAATCCGAATCTAAAAAGATAACGTACCATTTAGCATCAACAATATTTGTTAAAAACAAAGGATTGTCAACTTTTACAGACGAACCACTACCAACATCAACAGCATCATTTTTAAGCAATTCCGCAACTGCTAAGACTTCGTAAAACGTTCCTTTTATTAATGTTTCTCCCAGACAACCTCTTTCTGATTCAGCAAAATAAAATATGTCAGTATCTTCTATCCTATTTAATTTATACATAATTCGTTTTTTATATTCCAACAATTGTCCACCCTTTTCCTTGCAGGTTTATTTTTGCTGTTGTTCCTGCTGTTGTTAAACTCCCACCACCAAAAATAGTACTTTGTAAATAACCGTTACTCAATCCGTGACTGTCTAAATCAATTAAAATTTGACTATTCACAAGGTTATCTAATTCATTAGTATGACACCTTAAATTTGTTAGTAATGTGTTGTTACTTATGTCTAAATCAGTTAAATCATTGTTGAACAAGTATAAAGCATCTAATAATGTATTGTTACTAACATCAATAGTTGTTAAGCTATTGTTGAACAAGTATAATAGTGTCAATAATGTGTTGTTTGTAACATCAATACTTGTTAAGTCGTTTGACCAAGCCTGAAATTCTGTCAATAATGTGTTGTTTGTAACATCAATGCTTGTTAAATCATTATGTTGACAACTAAAAAAGTCTAATACTAAACACGTTGAGATATCAACACTTGTAATACTATTATTTCTTATATTTAACTCAGTAAGTAAAGTTGATTCGGTAAAATCATAACTACCTGTTAACGCATTCTCATAAATATCAATAACAATAGCTTTTGTTAAAACAGTAGTGTCAATAAAAGGAATTGAATTATCATATAAATAAAGTAGTTGAAGGTTGTTAAACTTACTTAGTAAAGTAGTAGAGAAATTAGTAGTTAAACTGTTACTATGTAAGTTAATCAAAGTTACACCTGCATAATCAATTGCATCACCTGCCCAAATATCATTACCCGAGTTTGTCGGTAAAACAAACGTATTACCGTTGTATGTATTATAATATGTTTCTGCAATCCACAAAAGCGGTTTATCTTCTACATTTACAGTTGAACCGTCTAAACTCAACCAATTTTCGCCAAAATTCGGTTCAGCTTTTACCTCGCCAACCGAAGTCCCTCGAGGGCTTACCCGAAAAAATAACCATCCAATAAATCAATCAAATCTTGTGCTGTTCCTGCAAACGCAACACCTCCGACAAATCCAACCTGTGACGCTAAAAGACGAATAGTTTCTTTTGGTGTAAACGTGTGTTCGTTCAACTTGTCACAAATATAAATTGCAGTGGAATCTTCGGGATCTAAATAAACCGTTTTGTTGCGATTAATTTGGTGCAGAATCACATTACTAGCGTCCAACATCCGAACGTTTCCATTTGCCGTTTGTGTAATTTTTGTAATTGTAGCCATGTTTTTTTTTATTGATACATTGCGATAGAATAATCTGCCGCAATCATAAAAATTTCTAAATCTTCATCAAATCCAACAATTTCTTGATTTTCAAAACGAATCAAATCAACTTTATAATCAGTTGAATTAATTGTAATTGTTCCGTTATATCTATCTAAAACCGTCCTAACTGCATCAGCTTTCGCCAAAACCGCATTCATGTCTGAACTAAAAAAAGACACTTGAACAGTTACACGGTCATAATCATTGAAACTTGTTTTTGATGTTACTGATTCCGTATTAATTAAATTATAAGCGAGATAAACTGAACCGTCCGAAATATTTATTTTTTGCGGAATCACAACAGGATAAATGTTTGAACTGTCTTTCAATAAATTATATATTGCTATATCTGCACGCATTAATTAAATATTTTATCAATGTTTTGTTTTGCGTATTTCTTGACGCCTTGTTTTAATTTCAATAAAACAGAATTAACAGACGAACTCCTTGCCCGGTCCATGAAACGGTTTGGTGCTTGATGTGCTGTTCCGAAATTCACAAATTTCCAATAAAATGCACGCTTTGCCCTGCTCACTCTTTTTGCACCTAAAACACTTTTTATCTTAGATTTTTTACTAACAACCGCACCAACTAAAACCATCTTTCTTTTTTGCCGCTTTGCTTTAAAAATCTGAATAGACCGTTTCAAATTACCTGGTCTAACTCTTTTATATGTTCCACCGTCGTCTTTCATTAAGTGAACATTTTTCCCTTGCGGGATTTCTTTTTGTATTGCTTCTTGTGCAGGTTTTGCCGCTTCTGCAAGAACCTTTTCAAAATCATCTTCATCAAAGACAAACTTTAATGCTTCCAATTTTTTAAATATTTCATCAAGTTCTCTTTTGTCAATTACGGAGGTCATACATTATCACGTTTTTTACAACCTAATTTCATCCATGTTCTATAAGCATCAATCAATTTAACACTTTCAATATCAAAAATATCATTGTCAAAAACTATCCTGTAATCATTCGCATTAATAGCAGAACGCCACCGCAAAACAAAATCAACTTTTTGTGTCTGTGTTATCACTTCATCTTTTTCCCCTTCGTCTCCGCTTTTCCATTCTACATCAGCCCAAACCGTTTCTGAATCAGCCCACGTTCTTACAACTTGACCAGTTTCTGCGTTCGTTGCGGAACTGTACGTTTGTAACTTAATACGATATTTTAATTGTCCTATTCTCATAAAAAACTACAAATAAACGGGTTCAATAAATATTCTGATAATGTTGCGAGCGTTTTTGCTTTGTCCTCTCGATTGTTATACATATAAGCAGTTTGCAACATTATTGCGTGCTTAATTGCGTCAGGAACATCCGACGCTAAAACACCAAAACCGCTCGTATATCTAATTGACACTGAATTAATCCTATCTGAATCAATAGACGGAAACGATACATTTGACGCTAAACAAACCCGCCCAGCTTTTTTGTACGTGTCAACAATATAGTTTGAACTGTCCCAAGTTTGTTCTGCTCCATCTGAATCAATATATTTTAAACTTGCAACCCTTGCGACATTGCCGATTGAAAAGTTTAAA